AACACCATTTACAGACCAGAGGTTAGCCGCCAGCGGTATCAGAGTGATCTGGCTACCACGCGCAGCGCCACCAGTAGTGGTCGCATTCAGCGTAATGATCGTGCTAGTAACAGACGCAAACGCGTTATAGACAGTGGACACAACGCCCAAGCTACCAACGAGTTTGTCTGAGCCACCGCAGGTAACGGTCTGTGCCGTAGCGCCAGCCGAAATGACGTTGAAGAACAGGTTGAACGCAACGCCAAGGTTGCTGGTCGTGTTCGGGTCAGAGCCGGGGCCAGCCGCCGAAGTGTCAACCGATGAAACAATCGTGGGCAGCGTAATCGCGCAGGTAGCCGGAACCAGCAAGGTATGACCAGCGTGAGTGGCAACAGAAAGGGTTACGGTAGCACCAAGGGTAAGGATATTGCCGTTACCTTGGGAATAGAAACCATTGAGCGAACGGACGGGGCCGTCAAATGTAGAAATAGCCATTTAAAACTCCTAGTGTGTTAGCACATCCGCATAGAGTCTCTAACAAGTCTGCTGGGGCAGTCGCTATGCGTAAAATTCCCAGATAGGTAAAGCAGGTGGACGCTTTAAGCCGTCTTTTAATGGCTAGTTCTTCATTCTGCCATCCACCCTTGAATCATACTACATTACGAACCAGCCGAACCGAAGATGCCCAGCGGGTCAGAAGCGCCAAACGAATAACGCTCACGGGCTTTGTAACGCACGTTACCGGTGTCAAAGTCTCCATCCATACCCGTAGCAAGCGGGGTGCGGACAAAGTGCTTCAGACCATTCGGCACATCCGTGGTCAAGAACCAACCATTGGTGTCGGTCAGGAAGTGGTTAACGCAGTACCCACCCGGAATCGAACCATTGTTCTTGAGCGCATTGATGTCGTTATTGTTCGTGCTAACACGCAGTTCCGTTTCCAGAAGACGCGTAGCAACAAACATCAAAGCCGGTGGGATTACCAGCTTGACCGGTTTCGCAGCGATAAGCAGACCACGCTCATCCGTCCAAGCAGCAATTTGAATGACAGCGGCCTCAAGCGAGGTTTCATTCAAGTCAGCAGACGCAAGGATGTTGCTGTTTGTGCCGCCAGAAACCAGCGGATGCGAAGCCGAACACAGGACAACACCGTCGCCGTAGGTCGGGCCACCAGTAAACGCGTTGTTAAGGATTGCAGCAGCCTTAACTTGCTTGGTGTACGACATAGCACGGGCCAGACCCTTGGTATAACGAGCCGAAAGGCTGTCATACAGGTTATCTTCAATCGCTTCTTCAGTGATTGAGAAACCCAGAGCAATGGTTTCGTGTTGGTAACGAGCAGTCCAAGCTTCCTGTGCATTGTCGTAAGCAATCGCATTGCCTTCGGCCTTGACCGGAGCAGCCGAAAAGCCCGACAGCTTGGTTTCTTCTTCAAAAGAACGCTCAGAGGTTTCCGTTTCAAAAATCTCTTTGTGTTCTTCGCCATACTTCTTGTACTCAAGACCAAACAGGGCATTCAGCCCCGGAAGGAGTTCTTTAAGTAGTTGTGCGCGTGAAATAGCCATTAGTTATTCTCCTAGACGCCGGTTGCAAGGCGATATTGATGAATGCCTTGGTTCCATGACACCAGAACTTCGACAAAGGAACCGGTTGCTGGCGCGGTATCAGGCACAACGTCCACAACTTTAAACGGAATTGCTGCCGTGGTTGCAGTGCTGTTAAGGACACAATGTGCGCTGTTGCCGGTAGTCGTGCTACCAGCGTTCGGAACCAGTGCAGCATTTCCGCCAACCATCGTCGCACGGGTAGCTTGTGCAACCGTAGTAGTGCCAGAAACAATTGCGGTCTTCATCACCAGATCGGGATCATCCGCAACATACGCGGTAATCGCAGTCGTGGTATCCGGGGTGCCGGTGGTCAAGGAAGGGTAGTACTGACCATAAATGCGCTGGCCCGATGAGTTGATATAGCTGCAACCCATAAAGATACCAACCACATTAACCGTGGTCACAGTCAAAACAGCCGTAGTGATACAGCCATTTGAAGACATGAGAACCACATCACCAAAGTAAATACTGGTGCCGTGTGCCGTTTGGATCGGAATTTGCCGGGTTGAACCAGCGAAAACCTGTCCGCCCAGCAGGTTTACGGGGATTAGCCCGTAGGGTGCTGAAACAGTAGGATAAGCCATTAGGGACTCCTAAAAATTGTTTGAATGTTTACGTTATTTGTTGCCACGACCGAATGACACAGACGTTTTGCTCTCTTTAAATAAAGGCATCCGTGGGTCATTCTCTTTCATAAGATTATTATCTACAGCAGCCATATTGGCTTCAGCTTGCTTCTTGAAATAAGCGTTACGTGCCGTCATTATTTCTTCAGGAGCTTTGCAGAGCAATAGACCACCTATTTCTATATTTCCGGGAAACTTAGAGTCACGATCTACCATAACGAAAAGTTCAGGGTAGTCTTCTGACTTGCATGGTTCCCAACCCTCACGAAAACGGGCAGACACATTGGCATTGTCTAAATGTCCAATAACGCTTGTGCGAATCCAACGATGCGACCAACCATCACGCGGGGAAACATCCGGCAGCGTTTGTGGAGGAGTCCAAGATTTAGCACGTTCGTTAACTGCGCGATTTTGTGATTCACGACCTTGACGTTGTTCAGCCATTATTAGCTCCGTTTATAACTGCGACTTGTTTGGCGTATTCCGCAAGCGGAACGTTTAAACGCTTTGCTATGGCTACTTGCGTCTGAGTCAGCGCAACTCTTTTTCCAGTGGCCGTTCTGGTCACTGAAGCCACCACTGTTGCGGCGCGGCTTTGGCGGGGGTTCCCCGGTTTGTCATCACCCCAATCAAAATTGGGGAATGTTTGACGCATTGCTTTATCGATTTCTTCATAATATTTAATGGCATCCCTTTCAGGATGTATATTATTAGCAATCAATTCTTCGTGAACACCATACGCCAAGCTGGTCATGCGGCGATCTTTGCCAAACCATGGGTTTTTTGATACCCATGCAGTAGCCTTTTGATCGGGTGCTGGCGCTGTGTAAACATCTTGGCCTTGTTTTACTTCATTTATTTCTTCTTGTAAAGGAGGTTCTTTGGTCAGGGAGTTTTCATGGCGCATTGTCGCCCTGCTCATGGCCTCCTGCGCTTCTATAATAGCGTCGGAATCGCCACTCTCATAAGCCGTCTTATAAGACTGCTTCGCCCTTTCCAAATCACTTTCAGCCTTGGATTTCCAAGTTTCATGCAGCAGAGTTGCGCTACTATTTGTCTTTTGAATCAAAGACTTATTTTGTTCGGACACATTCTGTGCATACCGTAGAGCTTCTTGCTGCTCACGGGTAGCCTGTTCCTTTGCCCTGCGCTCATCGTGGTAAGCGCGTTGCAGAGTTGAAATACGCTTTTTGACCTTGTCGGAATAAGAAGCTAGTTCCTCTTCTTTGGGTTCCGGGTCTTCAGTCATTGGTTCTTTATTGCGATCCTCCGGTGGGAGATCGTCAATAATATCAATGGCTATTTCGTCATCCTTAATAGGCTCATTGTTCTTGTCTAACTCCTGCATATACTCTTCAGCCATAACAATCTCCTATTAGGCGCGGCTATAACCGCGTGGGTCTTCAACAACTCCAAGAACATCGTCATCGTTAATCATGCGGAATTCCTGACCATGAATGCGGAAACGTGTGCCTTTGTAACCACCTACCAAGACAAAGTCGCCCTGTTTACACCAAGAGCTTTTAAAGCGTTCATCTTTGTAAGCGTCACTACCAACTCCAAGAACAAAACCAACTACAGTTCCTATTTCTTCTTGATGTCTGGTTGAATCAGATTTAATGATTCCAGAATCAAACTTCTCATCCGCTTTTGGCAAGGCCAGAAGAACATGATATCCAGACGGGATTGGGACTTGGGTTGCAGACCGTTCGCCTTCGGGTATCGATTCCGCTATCTTGTTTGCTTCTTCAAACATTATTTCTCCTTGTTGTACTCTTCTAGCGTATCCAAAAAGATACGTTCGGCATAAGCAAGACCAGCAATCTGTCCCGTTATGAATTTATACTCATCAAAACTCTTAACACTTCCTGCGGCTACAATATCAGCCAGTTCATTCATTTGGCTTCGTACTTCCTTTTTGAAGAACTCTTCCAGCGTTTTGCTGATCATTGTATTTCCTTAACTCAACACCTGTTTTAAACCCAACTATTTTTTGATCCACTTCTAATTTTTGATCATGTCTCTTGTTTGAAGAGCCAATATTCGCCCCAGCAATCTTCTCCTGAGACTCAATACGCATACGCTCCCGCTCATCCTTGCTTTGTTCTATCTGCATTTTCAAGGCCAACTGGGCTTTGTTAAATTCATCTTTACTCTTCAACTCTTGCATTTTTAATTGAAGTTCCTGCTGTTGATTCTGAATAACAGGGTCTTGCTGTTGTTGCATAGCAGCCTCTTGTGCCGCCTTCTGACTATGCATTTGCAGAACCAATGGGGCAGCTTCAGCAGCAAGTCTGCTGACCTTAAGCTCAACATCATCTTCCATTTCATCATCAGGTTTGGGAAGCGAAACACCCATCTGCTTCTCAATATCAACACGATACTTAAAGCCCATGTGTTCCATCAAATGAGCCTGTAATGCCTGTTGAATAACGGGTGCCATCGGGTTTTGACCAATAATCTTCTGCATCGCAGGGTCTTGTGCAGCCGCCATATGAACCTGAATATGTGCATCATGGTCTTGATACAAGAAAGCCTTAACAGGCTTCGCATTCAAGATATTCATGTTCTCAGTAACGGGGTCTTTGGGCTTGATGTCATCCTTATCAGGAACAATCAAATCCGCATTCTTCATACCCAATACACGCAGGGTTTCCCTATGAAGCATAGGCATGTCATATAACTGAGGTGCGGTAGCGGATAACTGCATTGCCGCCTGATACTGCGCCATACGCTGGACTGAACTGGAGGCGTTCGGATCAGATACAGGGATTATGTCGCAATGCTCATAGTCGGACTGCTTGACCATTCTGCCGCGCTCAGTTTCATAATCGTATTCTTCTGGAGTGTAATCCCTGATTATGTTCTTGAGCATCTTGAATTCTTTCTTCATAGAAGAATGAATCCTTGCCTGAACAGCCGACATGACCTTCATCATGCGCTCAATAATAGCCAGAGTAGTCCCGACAGGAGCTTGCTGATTCATATCAGCAACCTTCATATCCGCCGTAGAAGCCAGACTTCTGCCCTCATCTACGACCTCTTTAAACAGAGCAAAGAGAGTGGCGGAAGGTTCCTTATAGGGAAGCATCATAATATTGTCCCGAACCGTTCCAGCCGGGACATCTACATCTCTGAATTCACCGGGTGATATAGGAGTGTCATCACCCTTAATACGAAGGCCACGCGCTTTTAAGCCACCGGGAAGGTTAGCTAGTGTTCCAGCATCAACCAATTGCCTGAGAATTGACGTTGCACCTTTGGCATATCCACCAAGGATGTGGACATAGCCAAACCCATACGCACCAAATCCCGGAATAAACGTGTATTGAACAAAGTGATCACGCTTTGCTTTTGTGTCATCTTCTGGATTCCAGTTACGATAGATGGAAAATACATTACCCATCGTATCCAGAGTGACAACATAAGGAAGGGCGATACCAGTTTGTTCGCCATCTTCTTCATCTTCAAAACCGGGAAGGTCTAACTCAATGTGGCTTTCATACAAAACATACCGGTCATCTTCAAGAGCAGTAGTGCCGGAAAGTTTCTGTTTCTTTTTCTCAATATCATTGATTTGCAGGGTTGATTTATGCAGTTCTTGTTCTACATAGAAACCAGCTTGCATCAGCTTATATAGCTCATTCTCACTTTTACGCATCATCTGGGTAATGCGTGGAGAGCTACTACCATCAGTACACCCATAAGGAAGATAGACATCTTCTGCCGGGACATACATCGATACCTGACGATCTAATGCGGGGTCGAAGTAAACCTTCTTAAAGGCTGAACCACAGAACCCCAGATTCCATAACATCCGCTCATGCTCAGAGCGGTATTCAGTCATGTTCTCCGTTAGCTGCCAGTTCATGTCATCTTTGACACGCGCAGCAGCTTCTTCTTTGTCTTTACTGGTCTTGCCTATTACTTTGGTATGGACTGGCCCAGAAGCGGGAAAGGTTTCCAAAATCATCTCAGACTGAAACTTGATTACCGCCTCAGACATGATGCTATGGAAAACGCCACAGGCACCCTTCCAAGGTTCCGTCCGGTCTTCCATCCGCATACCCAACAGTTCCATCCCATCTGAAACTGTCTTCTCCCAATCACGGCGGGAGGTAGTGTCTATCCTGATCTCTTCCATAATGTCAGAGGCAAGAGTCTGTAGAACATTAGCCGGTATCTCTTCAGCCAGATTTTGTTTAAACGAATCATCTGGTGAAATTACAACTATCGCAGTTACTCCAGTAGGCTCATCAGGCAAATCAATATCAACCGCACCAGCATTGTTAATATCGTCCAAACTCATGGGTCTGAGGGCTTTTTCCATTGTCCGCCTTAGTAATAAGCCTTAACCCTGCGTGGTTTCGGTTCTTCATAATCATCAGAGGCGATACGAATAAAGCCTCCCTGACGATAGCGCAGCAATGCTTGGCTCATAGAATCTACCAAGTCATCATGTTCGCCATTTGGAAAATCAGCAGTTTCCTCAATGAGTTCATGCGCCCATCGTGTATCTGGGCACCATATTACACCAGAGGCAAAAAGATCAGCTATAGCGTTTACACGAGCAATCTTGTCATTGCCCTTTGATGGCATATATTCTTGTACTGGTATGCCCATCTGCCTTAATTCTGATATCAAGGGTTGTCCTGAAGCCTTGGCTTCAACTATAAGCGTGTCAGGATTAAACTCCTTATAGTGTTTAAACGCAACATCTTTAAGCTCTGGGAACTCCATCTTCGCCTTAAAGCTGTCTAGCAATATCACATTAGGTAGTAGCTTCCCCGTCTTGTTATCGTCCTCCTTATAGAAGACGCCCCAAGTTGTACAGGCTGAATAGTCAGACCTTTCGTTCTTGGTAAAGGCAGTATCCCAAGACTGGATAACATAATCACATTTAGGAGCCTCATCCGGTTCCCATAACATCCACCACTCCCGCTTAATAATGGCAGATTCAGAAGCAGTCGGTTCCTGTTGATATTGAGCCGCCCAAAACCTAGGTGCAATCGTGTTTTTGGTAGCTTCTAACTCTTCCAGACTCCAGAACTCAGGCCATAGTGGCTGTCCCGAAGGCATAATCGCCGGAAACTCAATAACCTCCCACTGGTCAGCATCCGGGTTCTTAGCCGCATAATCCAATAACTTACCCGTCAAATCCCGCTTGCCCCAACGGGTCATAATCAAAAGAATAGCCCCTCCCGGCTGTAACCGCTGCCTAGGGCCAGTCATATACCAGTCGTAAACCCCGTCAAATGCTTCAGGATTCAGGTTCTTACCGTCCTGCTCAGAGTGTGGATCGTCAATAATGATCAAATCCCCACCATAACCAGCTACAGCACCACCTACACCTACCGCAAAGTAAGACCCACCCTTGTTTGTAGCCCACTTTCCAGCCGCTTTGGAGTCCGCCTGTAACGATATATTTGGAAAGACCGCTGAGAATTGTGGCGAAGCCACGAGGTTCCGAACCTTACGTCCAAACTCTAATGCTTTATCCGCTGTATGAGAAGACTGAATAACCTTCTTCTGCGGAAACTTACCCATAAACCAAGCAGGTAACAAATAACTCCCAAACTCAGACTTGGTATGCCTAGGCGGCATATTAATAATCAACCTCTTGATCTTCCCAGAGGCTATCTGTTCAAACTTGTCCGCCATAATCTTATGGTGACGACCAAAAATAAAGGTATCACTCACAGAACCGGGCCAAATCAACTGAACAAACTCCATAAAGCTGCCAGAAGCTAACTTCTCACGTTCCGCCCTCTTATATGCCTCCAATAGCTTGAATATCTCTACCTGCTCATTAGCAGTCATCTTCCCCAGCAAAGGAATAATGTCAGCAAAGCCTGTCATATCTCACCCCACTAGGCTTCATCGTCCTCTTCTTGTTCCTCTCCTTGTCTATTATTCCTAAACTCACCAACCTATCAACTATCCTCAGTATGTTGTTCTTGGACTTCAGCCCCAATCCCTCAGCTATGTCCAAACAAGAAGGCGAATACCCAAACTTCTTCCAAAAAAATCTCACATACAAATAAACGTCCCTTTGCCTTGGAGTCATAGGTACCGGTAACCCTTTCACAATTAACTTACCACCCCCCTTCACAATACTATGGGGGGAGGGGGCTTCAAATTGATATACAACGATGATATGCCCTTTGAAATATGCTACAAAAATGTGTGGGGGACACCGTCAAACCCTGCCGCTACGGGTCACTTTGGACGGGGGTGGTGGGGGCACGGTGGGGGTCAGCGACGCTGTTTACACAAAGGCTGTCCTCCTCAGCGTGGGCACCAGTTCCCCCTGTCGAATCAATGGCATCGTTTAAACAGTCCTCACCTTCGATCACTCTACCCTGTATCGTTGCAAGCATCGCCTCAATCTGTCCCCTGATTGCATCTGCACCACCGACGATTGCTACCTCCTGCCGGTCAACGAACATCCCAGCCGTTTTGCCAAGGGCTATGAGTGACGCCACTCGCGCACTGTCTCCACCTTCTGTTGACTCCACCACAAGCCGGTCTAATACATAGTCCCGGCGTTGTGCCGCTGACATCAAGCTGCCCCTGATCGATGCCTCCGTTGCGTGTTGAATGGCAACCTTCACCGCTGGTGACTTGTATTCCAAGTCGTATCCCGCTTTGCTTGGGTCTTGTACTTGGGGCATGTGTTTCTCCCATGATTTTTTAGGTGTATCACCTGCTGCCCTACTCATTACATAGCCTCTGTGCCGTGGCTGCACTCTCTTGATTGCATCCTTCAGTGTCCGCGCTGCCTGCTGTATTACTTGTCTTTGGATGCGCGATGCTGCCGCGCTTCGCGCAAGCCCTGCACTGACTGGCTTCGGTGCGTTCTTAGTGCGGTCTTCGACGGTCATGCCCGTGATTCTATGTGTAAACACACCCGTAAACAATTATTTTCATCATTATTCCTTAACTACTACAACGAGTTACAACTTAGTTTGCTATGACTGTCAACCATGTTTACACACCGTCGTTAATGGATGGGTAGTTGATTGAGTTTGTGTGTGCGTGGAAGCGTGGCGTTAACCCTGTAAGGTTCGTAGTCTGGGTTGCCACTGGTGCCTGATCGCCAAGCGTGTCAGGGAAGCAGGGAGGCGGGTTCACTACCCCCAAGCCTGCATTGATCTGGTGCGAAAGCATCACATAAATCCTCAGTAAGCAGCTAACAAACAGTTACTTAGAGCGATCATCGCGGCGTAGGCGTCGTGGTGAGCGGGAACGAAGGCGAACGGTGCCTGACTCCCCCGCTGCTAGTAACGTGCCCTTTTGCCGCGCAGTCTGTAAGACGCGGCGTGAGCGGGGCGCTGCATGAACAAGGTGTGAGCCTAAATACCAGATCGTGAGGCGCTCCCAGATTTTGGGAGTGACTCTCAGAGCGCATTCTTGAATGCTTTGGTTCTCTTCATGCACGGCACGGCGAATGACCCCGTTGCCTTGTGATCTGACACAAAAGAGATAGTCAACCCGGCAGGGAATGCGTTCTGAGAGTCAACAACAGGGGGTACAGCATGAAATTTAGATTTGAAAAGACGCCGTTCGGCTGGGACTGCTACGCAAAGCAGGGCAATGCGTACCGGTATTTTGGGCATTTCCTGACGCAGCGCGAGGCAAGAGAGACATTTGCCCATGAGTTACGGCATGGGGCAGAGGGTATCGAACAGCCTGTGTTCTACATTCACGAGACAATCTAAGGGAGGCAGCATGGACAAGTTTAAGAGCTACACCAGAGCGCAGGTTGCGCGCGCCTTGGCAGACTGCCATGAAACATTGCGTGTCGGCGGGTATTCGGTAGATCACCCTTACGGCAAGAAGTTGTGGGCAGAGATCGATGCTTTACGGGACAGGTCTGCTGTTCTGCTTCGCAGGAAAGACTGCGCGATTTCAGCGCAGGATGTGGCACGACTATCTTGGATATTCCAAGGTAGCAACGTTTAAACGGAGGCAGCATATGAACATCACTATCGTGGCGAAATCGAACTACGGGACGCAAGCGTACTACCCGGTCTGCGACAACGCGAGGTTGTTCGCAAGCATTGCTGGCACAACGACTCTGACGCCGCGCACTTTGCGTATTATCAAGTTGCTGGGCATCAACATAATCATTACACAACAGGAGGTTAGCTATGAATTTTAAGACGCGTGAAGAGTGGCTGGAAGCTTTGATCTCAAAGCTGTCGCTGAAGTTTGCAGTGCTGGGTCACCCGATACCGGCACATGTGCGTGTCACCTGCGGCTTTACGTCGGGAGGCACCCGCCGCAAGGCTGGCAAGTCGCAGACCGGTGAGGTGTGGGATGCGTCACGGTCAGGCGATGCGGCATACGAAATCATGGTCAGCCCGATCATCGACAACCCGCTGCTGGTAGCGGTCAACGTCTGTGACAGTCTGTGTCATGCAGCATCTGGCGATGTTCGACTCCACAACGACGCGTTTGAGGTGCTGGCGCGTGGCTTGAAGCTTGAAGGTGCGTTGCCCGACCTGAAGGGCGGCAACGACTTCGCCGCCTTCATCCAGCCCATTCTGGATGATCTTGGTGCCTACCCGCATAGTCGTTTAAACACTGACACGCGGGTCACGCAAACTACCCGCATGATCAAGGTTGTGTGCCCGAAAGGTTGTTGCGACGGGACACTAGATACGCCCGGCACGAAGGCGTATTCGATCCGTATCAGCCAAAAATGGCTGAGTATCAGTGCACCGCTCTGCCCGGTGCACAACGTTCGACTAGTGGTTGAGTGAAAGGCCAGCCCACTGCCCAGCTTGCTGGGTAGTGAGAAGTCCTTTTTAATCATGGAGGTGAATCATGGCATTGAAGCTAAAAGATTTTGACGGTGTCACGTCCGGCACACTGCTGAATGCGGCGATCTGCTTGGGCGTCCAGCCCATCGGGGCGAACGGTCTGCCCTCTACGCGGGACGATGAACTAGTTGCTGCTCTCATCAAGAGCGGCGCGACTCTGGCAACGATCAAAGCGATTCGACCGCCAGCGTCCCCGGCAGTTGCCGGGATCAAAGTTGACGAAGTTGTCAACGCTGCGGTGTCTGCGCTGGAGTCGAAGCTGCGCTCTCATGTCGGCGATATCAAATCAGACATGCAGGACAGCATCAATCAGGCTGTCGGCGGTATCAAAGCGCCGGATGTTACTGCGGCGGTGAATGCGGCTGTTGCCGCTGCGTTTAAACCGATATCGGATGCCTTTCAAGCCGCGCCTGTTGCGGTGCAGACGCGCATCGCGGCGTCTATCCCGCGTCAGCGCAAGCCGATTGCGGATGTATTCGGTGTCGCAATCGCTGGTGACTGCGAAATCTGGGGCGAACCATACGGGGTCGATCAAGACTACGTCTGGGACGTCCGTGCCTTGGCTCTTGCGCTGCGTGATGCTGACCAAGGGCAGAATGTCTGGCTGTGGGGCATGAAAGGGACGGGCAAGACAACCTTCGCGCAGCAGTTTGCGGGGCGTTTGGGGCGTCCGTTTTTCTTGGTGCCGGTCGATGGCACGACGGAGAAGTCGGAAGTGATCGGCGACAATGGCATCAAGGGCGATGGCAAAGGCGGCACTTCAAGCGTGTGGCAAGACGGTGCGATTCTACAAGCTTACCGCACACCGGGCGCTATCTGCTTGCTTGATGAAGTAGATCATGCAAGAGCCGACAACCTCACCACGTTGCACACGTTGTGCAGCAAGGGCAGCACGTATCGTGTGCCCAAGACCGGTGAGATCATTCACCGCGCACCCGGCATGATGTTTTTCGGTGCGGCGAATACGAACGGCACGGGCGATGAATCGGGAGAATACGGCGGCACGAAGGCACAAAATGCTGCACTGTGCGACCGGTTCGCGCACTTCCCAAAGTTGACGTTCATGCCTGAGCAGCAAGAAATTGACCTGCTGGTCAAGCGTGGCGCTCCGGTGGACGTTGCCACGAAGTTGATCAACGTGTTTAAACGTTGCCGTGCTGAAGTCGGTGGCTCACTCAATGAGCCTCCTTCGCTTCGACGCGCTTTCGCCTTCATCGAATCGGTCGATCTTGGCGCTGACTATGCATGGGAGGTGAGCATCGTGAACAACGCTCCTGCCGTGTATCAGGAAACCCTGCGGCAGTTGTTCGCCGCTCACTACAATTAATCGGAGGCACATCATGAGAAAAGGCACTGCAATAAAGCAAGCTATCCACACCACGCTGCTCAAAACGTGGGTAGCGTCTGGGCGTAGGCCCGTCCATCTGACTGTTCGATTCGCCGGGGTCGGCGCGTCGATGATGATCGGCGGGGGCGGCAGCATCATCGTCAACCTGCCCGATTTCAAGGATGACCACGCATACGGCGATGAACATGCTGATCGAATCGTGGCGATGGCGCTGCACGAACTGGGTCATGCTTTTTTCACCGACTCCGCGAAGTGGACTGCTGCGGTCGTGTCAAACGGTAGCAGTCACGAACTGCACCGCTGCATCAACGCCTTCGAAGACGTCAGGATGGAGCGGGCGATCATCACCAGCGGCTATGCGACGGGCGCGCAGAAGTTGTTGACTGTGCTGTTGCGTCACATGGTTGCTGGTTGCGATGCCGATACGTTTAAACGCAAAGATAACATTGCGTTTGCTATCTGCGTTGACGGGCGGGGGTATGGGGTCAACACCCTGCCGCTGGTTGCCCCCGAATTCCGGGCGCTGGTGTCTGAGGGTATTGATCGATGCTCTACGCTGGTGACTACCGGCGATGCTATCAATGCTGGCATCTGGCTGTGGCAAAAACTCAAGGCCATCAAGAATGCACCGCCGCCGCCTGACGATGGTGACGATGAGGGTGAGAAGGGTGACGGTGAGAAGGGTGACGGTGGG